AGAGACCGAACGAGAATTGAAAGACGTTGACACCACTGATCAAAACAATCGAACTGGAGATCAAACTAGAGCATTAGCTCAATTCACAGGCGCTGTTGCTGGCGTGGTTACTGGATTCAGTGTAGCTAAGAGTGGCGTCGGCGGGCTATTTCTTGGGGCAGGATTAGGAACAGCAGCCTTTGCTGGTGTTTCAGCAATAGTAGAGTCTGTAAGTACAGTCAGAACTTTGGGTGCTATTGAATTATATGTTGCTGCTCCCCCTACTGCACAATATTCTGCAAACTGGGAAAATAAAGAACTAGGAGCACTTGCGGGTATAGCTTCTAATGCTCAGGGTGCTGACGGCACAATAGCTTCTATATTGGCAGGAGCTAAAGGCACGGGCGAACTTGGAATAAGAAGTGCTATTAAAGCTGCTGCTAGTTTGCCTTCAGAATTAGGTATAACCGGAGACATAGGAGCTGCTTTTGATTTAGCTTCAAGAAAAGTAACAAATCCTTACAAAGAACAATTATTTAGTAACATGGGATTTAGACAGTTCGCATTTAATTACAAGTTCACTCCTCGTAATGACAAAGAGTATCAACAAGTAAAACAAATTATAGATTTGTTTAAGTATCATATGCACCCCGAAAATGATCCTACTGGATTGTTTTTAGAGTATCCATCTGAGTTTAATATAGAATACTTGTATAAAGGGATTCGTAATGAGCATTTAAGTAAAGTATCTTCTTGTGCGCTGACTGATATAAAAATTACTTATGGTAATCAAGATGCATTTACAACATTTAAAGGCACAGATGGTGCTCCAGCAGAAATAAATATGCAGTTAGCGTTCACTGAACTCGAAACACTTACTAACGACAGAATAGCGGATGGTTACTAATGTTTTTTAGAGCAATGCCAAACATGTCTTATAAAGCAAAAGGTAAAACTATTGCGACTAAAGATATTTTTAAGAGAGTTGGTTTAGACAGACAAATAACAAGTACTGTAGCATTACAAGCGTACTATGTCAGTGATGGAGAAACTCCTGATATATTGGCAAATAATTTTTATGGGTCATCTAATTATCATTGGGTGTTATTGATCGTTAATGACATAGCAAATCCTCACGATGAGTGGCCTAGAAGAGAAGCTGAATTATTTGATTATACAGAGTCAAAATATGGCATAGGTAATGCCTTGTTAGATCATCATTACAGATTAGAGGCAGACACTTCTATTAACGTTGATTATGATCCTACTAAGATTCTATCAGGTGATATACAATCTGTATCTAACTATGATCATGAATTGCAGTTGAATCAAGAAAAAAGACAAATATTTGTTTTGAAACCTAACTATTTAGCTAAATTTGTTGTAAATTATAAAAACTTGATGGCAAATTAATATGGATTCATCTAGAGAGTCTTTAATTCATGCGGGCGATTTTAAATTAGAAGAGCTTACCATCACTAGTCCCAACACAGGTGAAACTGCTGATATTACAGCCTTCATGTTAGAAATAAATCTGTATGAAGATTTGTTTTCTTCATGTATGTCAGGCAATCTTATTGTCGCCGATGCCACAAACTTGATATCTAATCTTCCAATACTAGGCAATGAGTTTATTACAATAAAACTTAGAACGCCGACACTAGAAGATAATGCTGCAAATATAATAAAAAAGACATTTCAAATATATGCGATTTACGACAGAATTTTAAATGACGATAGATCGCAATATTATAATATATCTTTTATGTCTATTGAAGGATATCAAGATCAAACTACAGTCGTAAAAAAATCTTTTAAAGGAACTACTGACGAAGTAGCTAGAAAGATTTATGAAGATACTATTGAGCTTGATAGACCATTAGTGATAATGGATACGCCACATATAAGCACAGTAAAATATACTTCTAATCATTGGTCTCCTTTTAAGAATATGAATTTCATAGCTAAGAGATCAAAGGGTAATAGATTGTTAGGCTCTGATTATTTGTTTTTTGAAACAAACAAAGCATTTTATTTTGCAAGCTTAGAAGCATTGATTGCAAATCAACTAGCTAATGGTGTTTTTGACGAGTACGTTCTCGAAAGAAATGGAGCAAAAATGCCTAGAAGACTTTCCGATACGTTAAAGTACGTAGGAAATGTAATGCCTGACAAGATGACAGTTATTGAAAATCTAAAAATGCTAACTACTCTTGATGTTATGGACGGAAATAATAGAGGTGCATTTTCTTCTAGTATTGACGGCTACGATCTCTATACGAAAAAGGTAATACAACGATCTATAGATTTTGTTCAATCAATGAAAGATTTTAAAAAAACAGGGCCAGTAAATATTTTACCGACTACATTGAAAAGAAATCCTCTTTCAAACAAAACTTACTTCTCACACAATTCAGGCTTGTACAATGATTTCGGCCTGACTGATGAAGAAGATGTCCCGGCTGGGGCTACTATTGAAGCATTTGCACATAAAGAATTGAGAAGAAAACTATATTTAAATTCATTTGAAAATAATAAGTTTGAAGCAACATTGCCAGGAAGAACTGATATACAAGTAGGACATGTTATAAGTTTATTGTATCCTTCAGCAGAAGCCCCCGGGGACGATATAACTACTGTATTAGATCCTTTGTTATCGGGAATGTATATTATATCAGCAATACATCACAAAATAAATTCAGACAGACACATAATGACAGCAGAGTTGATAAAAAATGGCTACAGTGAAATTCCTGCTAAAGCAGAATTAGCACTTGATAAGGAAAGTGAAAATGTATCCTAGTTTTAATTGGTGGATAGGTATTGTTGAAGATCGTGCTGATCCCAAGATGCTCGGTAGATGTCGTGTTAGAATTATTGGATATCACACAGAAGACGTTCTTGAACTGCCTACAGTAGATTTACCTTGGGCAGTACCTTCTATGCCCCTCACTTCTGCTAGTATATCTGGCATCGGCGAAACCCCATCTTTCGTTGAAGGCACCACTGTTTTAGGATTTTTCAGTGATGGAGCAGATGAACAAATTCCTGTTATCATCGGAACAATTCCAGGAAAGCCAAGAAATAAAATCACAGATCCATTTAAAGGGTTCTCAGATCCAAATGGTAAATATCCTAGAAGTGGAACTGGAACAGGTCTTAATGGATTAGAAGAATCAGACTTGTCCCGTCTTGCAAGAAATGCAGATGCAGAAGAACATTCTAGTCTTGTAAATAAAAGAGAAGCAAGACAAGAAGCTATTCCAAGAGCTGTAGCACCTCATGTGGATTCTGTTTCTGCTGATATTCCAGGTGCTGTTTATGACAGAGAGATTTGGGAAGAGCCTCATCCTAGATTTGGTGAAACAGGCTGGCAATACAATGCACCAAACGAGCGACCTGACCTCAGTAAAAAGACATCAGCATATCCTTTTAATAAAGTAGTTGAAACTGAAACAGGACATATCTTTGAGGTTGATGACACTCCCAACAACGGACGTATTCACGAATATCATAATTCAGGAACTTTCTATGAAGTTCAAGCTGACGGCTCAAAGATCACAAAGATCATGGGTGATGAATACGAAATAACTATCAAAGATAAGAAAGTTTATATTAAAGGCTCGTGTGACGTTACAATTGCCGGTGATGCTAGAATGTTAGTACAAGGCGACAAGTACGAAGAAATTGGTGGCAACTTATTCACCACAGTAGCTGGCAACAGAGTCACAAAGATTATTGGCAATGATTTAGTAGAAGTTGCTTCTGGGCAAAACTCTTCAATTGCCAAAGATCAAGCATTGCGTGTAGGCGGAAGCAAAACAGATTTGGTAATAGGTGATAGTACACAGACAGTAGCGGAAAACCAATATGCAACTGTTGGTGGAAACATATCTAGCATATCTGTTGGAAGCACTAACAGACAAGCTATACTAGGATACAAAGTGACTAGTTGGACAGGCAATGTTAGTATGAATGCTCCTATTGGCAACTTCAAAGCTTTAAGTTTGAATATGTCGTTGTCTGCCGCATTGAATCAAACAGTAACTGCTGCGGTACAATTAGTTGAAGCAACATCCTTACAGACACTATCATCAGGCGGCGCTCAAATAATGACATCAGTTGCTCAACAAATTATGGCTCCTAGCCGCAGTATTCTTGGAAACACGGTCCACACTGGAAATTATACTACAATAGGAGTTGCTTCGGGTACAATAGTAAGACAGGGTGCTATTGTTTTAGGTCTACACAAACATCCGGCTAACATGACGCCGCCCGTGCCATAAGGAGTAATATATGAGTTTATGCGGAGCAACTGAAAAACTATTAGAACTTACTCAGTCTATAGGCACTACTGATGAGTTAGTAGACAAACTGTTGGATAAGATACCTATAACTCCGGCACAAGGCCAGTCAGTGATTGATGCGCTTGCTATTGTAAATATGGCAGGAGATGCTGCTGCTATACAGGCGTTGATTACCTCAAAACTAAAAGAATATGTTCCAGAGATTGAAATTCCGGAAGAAATAAAAGGACTTCAAACAGATGTAAGAGCTTTTGTAACTAAAGTGATTTCAGCGGTAGATTCAGCAGAAAATATTGCAAACGATATTGAAACTATGAAAACAAAGTATTCAGGATTAGATTTGGGTGATGTTGATATACAAAACATACCAAAACTATTAAAAGACGGAGCGTTAGATTTAAATAACTTGTGTCAAAAGATTTCAAACTGGGAAGAAACAGAAACTGGTGCATTTGTTCTCAAAGGAACTCCAATATCAACTCCTATAAAAAGTCCTGTTACAGATATATTAGGAATACAGATACCTGACATAAAAGGATTTAAATTCAGAATAGATCCTCAGAAGTCAACAGAAGAAGGCTTTCAGTCCTTTATTAATGTAGATGCGGTTACAGATAGTATAGGATTATAAGCGTAAGGCATTATAAATACAATTATGGCTAACGAAACTTTAAAAATATCAAGACTGTATAAAGATTTGGACCTATCTTTTACTGCTAATCCTGTCACCGGAGATGTTGCGAAAAAGATAGATGTCAACGCTGTCAAACAATCGTTGAATATTCTTATACAGACAAATTACTACGAAAGACCCTTTGCACCCGAAAAGGGAGCAAATTTAAGAGGGTATCTTTTTGAGCCATTGAGCAATTTAGTAGCAGGTTTGGTGCAGAATACTATAAAAAACATGATAGAAAGCTATGAGCCGAGAGCAAAGATAAAAACAATTAGCGTAGTTGCTAACTACGATACTGACACATATGAAGTACAACTTACATATTTTGTTGTAGGTATTGCTAGACCACAAACACTGACAGCTAATCTAAAGAGATTAAGGTAGCACCATGGCACAATTAGATGTAACAGAACTAGACTTTGCTAATATAAAGCAATCACTAAAAACTTTCATGCAAGCGCAAGATGAGTTTAGTGACTATGACTTCGAAGGTTCTGCGCTTTCTGTTTTGTTGGATACTCTAGCATATAACACACATTATAATGCTGTGATGGCACACATGTTAGCAAACGAATCATTTTTGGACAGTGCTATTAAAAGAAGCTCTGTCGTTTCAATTGCTAAGTCTTTAGGATACACGCCTAGATCAAGAAGAGCGGCTACTTCAATTTTAGATTTTTCTATTACGCCGTCTCCTTCTTATACAGATTCTACATATACCTTGCCAAGAACCACTCCATTTTCAGTCAATGTAAATAACACTACTTATAATTTTTATCCGGCAGAAGATGTTACTGCAACATTACAGACAGTCAGTGGCACAGATCAATTTGTATTTGCATCTTTAGAAATAAAAGAAGGTACTCGTGTTTCTAATAATTATCTCATAGATAGTAATACTATATCTGGTCCTTTAACTATAACTAATACAAATATAGATACCACTACTATAAGAGTCAGAATTCAAAAGTCTACTACTGATCTTACTTTAGAAACTTTTTTAGAAAGTAGTTCTTTATTAGATTTAACTTCTACTAGTCGAGCATACT